GCCGCGGTCTCGTCCCCAGCCCTGGGGGATCTTGTAGCGCAGATGTGGCGCCAGCGCGACGGCCTCGAGCACATTGTCGCTGCCGAAGTAGTACGCCTGCGCGAAGCCGACGTTGGACGTTCCGGCAGGCGACACGGTGACGTTGTTCTCTTCGACGAATCGGATCGAGGCGTACTTGCCGACTTCCGACTCGAAGAGCTTCTCGGGCGTCGCGTAGCGCGAGACGTCCTGAAACTCCGAGGAGTCCTTGATGCCGCGCGCGTGGTCGACGTTGGCGATGCAGACGTAGTCGCCGTTTGCCATCGCGGGGGCCTTGAGCACCGAACGCAGGTAGTCAGAGACGTCGCGAACGTGTGCAACTGTCATCGGCGAGCCCGCAACCGCGCCGGGCGTTCCCGACGTCGAGACCGTTCCAGTCGAGGCGGAGAGCGGCGTGTAGATGACCTTGCCCAGCGCATAGGCCGCGTTGGCGACCTTGTCCAGTCCCTCGATCTGATCCTGCCGCAGCACCATGCCGACCATCTGGCCGGCGGACCACTGGGCGAACGTTTCGAGCTTCTCCGTCCACTCGACCGCGTTGCCGTACTCCGTGACGACGATTGACGCCTGGACAAACGGGAAGTCTGTCGTCGGGAAGTCGTCCGTCTCGGCCATTCCGGCCTGGTTCATCGGCGTCACGACGCGACCGAGCTTGTCGACCAGCACGCGATCCGACCGATGCTTCCCGTAGGAAGAGACCGCCAGCGCGAACTGGTGGAAAAAAGTTGTCGCCGTGGCGCGTTGCCGGATTTCAGAGTCGAGGCTGGCCGTGGCGCTGAACCCCCCCTGCCCTTGGATACTCCAGACCTGCACGGATTAGCCTCCTGCCGCGGCTGCGGCGGCCTTCTCTTTTGCCTTAGCGCGCCGACTCTCTCGACGCGGCAACTCAATCATCGGGACTTTGGAAAAGACGCCCTTCTCTTCGAGCGCCGCGTTCTTCTGATCGGGGTACTCGCGACTCATTTTCTCCAGAGTCGCCTTCCCTTCCTTGTCGAACGTCATGATCTCGGAAGGATCCATCCCGTACCAGCCGGCGAACTGCTCGTGCTCTGCGGAATACTGCGGCTCTTCCGGCGCGGGCGGCTTCGGGCTCTTCACTTCGGAGCCGCGGGACGCGCCCTCGACGTGGTCGACCGGAGTCGGAGGCTGCTTGCCCTCGCGGTATTTGTTCGTCGCGAGCCGCATGAATTCCGCATTTGAGACCTTCTTGCCCTGAGATTCGAGCTGCCACCGCACACGCGCGGAGGCGGCGTAGAAGCCTTCCTGATCCTGCGCGATGTCGGGGTTGGCCGCGAGGGTCGTCGCGAGCGCCGTCTCGGTTTCTTTCGCCTCGACAAATGCCCCGGTCTGCCGCTGGAGTGCCGGAACGACGGCGGAGAGCGTTCGGTTGATGCGAGCCTGGATGCCCTTGTCCAAGAGATCCGTCGCGGCTTCCGGCGTGAGCCCGGCGGCTTCCTTCGAGAACACCGCGAGCGGGTCGGGGCCGGGGTCGACTGGCGGAGGCGGAGGCGCCTGCCCGCGCGCCGTCGCCGCGTTGTTGGCGATCCAAGCCATCCGCTGCGCTTCATTCTCCGCCGCAATGCGCGCCGCGCGTTCGGCCGCGAGCTCTGCGCTGGGCGCTGCGAGATCGTTAGGCATCGCGTTTGACTTCCCGAATGCCGCGCCGCGCCTGGAGCTGCGCCGCGTAGCTCCCCTCGAGCGCCTCGGTCAGATCCTTCGCCGCCTGGTAGTAGCCTGCGGCGTATTCCGGGCGGGCGCCGCTGGAGACTTCGGCGAGCCCGCGATCCATCGCCACCTTGAGCTCCTCAGTCACCCAATCGATTTCCTGCGGCAGCGCGATCTCGAGCTTCACGGCTCTGCCTCAATCGGCTCTTCTTTGTCCCCGCGACTCGCGTCCTCGTACTGCTCTTCGTAGCACTCGTCCTGGACGGTTTCCTTCTCGCCCTCATCGTAGGCCGTGATCTTGTACTCGGGCCAGCTCTGAGGATCGCCTACAGGCGTATCTCCGTCAGAAAGCAACCGCGGGCCGATGTCCTGCACCTCGTCGCGATCTTCCCGTGTCGGGACGCGCCGCGTGTGCCCCATCAGATCGCCGAGCGCCATCGAGGGGTATTGAGTCGGGAGAGTGACGTTGACATAACCCGCTTCCAGAACGGGTCGATCTTCGTGATGCTCGAAGATGGGGCGTTGACTCACCTACGGTGGCCTTCGCCGATCGGAGCCTCGCCGCGATCCTTGCTCGCCGGCACGCCCGTCCCCTCGTTGTTCTCCTCGGGATCGTCCGAATCGACGATGTTGGGCTGGATGGTGTAGGAGTCGCGAGACGTGCCATCATTGCCGAGCGAGCCGCGCGAGGCGACCGTGTTCTTGATCATGGTGTTGTCGAGCGCCGGGCCGGCATTCACGTAGGGATAAGCGATGTAGCCGCAGCGCGCCGCTTCGCCGTCGTCCGGCTCGATCTCGTCTGTCTCGCGTGCGAAGTTGGAGTCTTTGAAGGCCTCGAGCGGGCCGGTTCGCCGGTCTTTCTGTTCTGCGCCGCCCTTTTTCCGGTCGCCCTCTGACATTTGTCGGCCTCCAGCTTTTTCGAGTTACGGTGCGACGATGAGAGTACGCCCCTCAGTTGAATTTTTCAACGGTTGATTTTTTAACCCCTCCGGGAAGCCCAGCTGCCCGACTGGCATAACCCGGTTTTCGGCTGAGAGCCCGGCGTCGTGGAGCGCCCCGATCGATGCCGTGTTGCCTCGGTGGTCGAGCTTGAAGAGCACCCCGACCATTGCCGCAATATCCATCCGTTGCCCGAAGTAGCGGCCAAACTTCGTCTTCTCGCCGCGCGACCGGAAGATGATCGGCGGGCTCATCGCGACCGCGCCGTAGTACTCGTAAAAGAGCATGATCTTCTGCGAGAGCAGGTTGTACCAGTTCTTCTCGCAGGGGACGGAGGTCAGTCCCGTGGCTGCCGCGATCTTGCGATTGACCGGCAACGCGGCATCCGTGCGCGTCGTCGCCGCGAAGGAATACCCGTCTTTCCAGACGCGCGCGTCCATCGTCTGATCGATTACGAGCTTGTTCGGCAGGTAGCGCATGAAGGCGAGCGACGCGATCGGGTCGGCGCACTTCAGCGCCTTACGGAAATTCGCCCGTTTGGCCTGATCGACGGGATCCATCGCCTTCGGCAAATCGTCATAGCGTGGTCGCGGCGCGCCATCCAGCCCGAGCATCTTCGCGACTTCCGCGCGCCGTTCGACGGAGAGCCCGTCGCCGTACTCAGCCACGGCCTGCCTCCGCGTTTACCTTCGCGAGTGCATTGTGCGGATTGCGCCCCTGCTGCGGCGGCGGCTGTGGTGCAGGCTGCTGCGGCTGCTGCCCAGGCTGCGGCGCTGTGCCGGGGCCGCCGGGGCCACCAGCATTTGCCGGAGGCTGCGGCGGAGCCGCGATCTGCTGCAACCGCGCAAGTTCCATCTGCTGCAATAGCGCGTCGGCCTGCTGCAAGACCATCCGCTTAGGCTGCCGGAAGAGTTCCGTGAAGGCTTCCAGCTCGACCCGCTTATCGATGAACATCGAAAGCACGGGGTCGGAATTCACCGTCTGCACGAAACTCGTCACTTCCTGCAATCGCTTCTGCCGCGTGATCTCATTCGTGACGCCGACCGCCTTAAACTGCGATTCGAGATATAGCGTCTTCCAGCGTTCAGCCGGCGACATCTGCTTTAAGGACTGGAGAAATGCCTGCGCTTGATCGTCGTCGCCGAACATGCGCGACAGGTCGTCGTCGTCGTACTGATCCTCGTACTGGATCATCGTCAGGTAGACCAAGCGCAGAAGCGGCGTCATCCCGAAGGCTTCGATATGGACCGCCGCATCGTTGAAGTTCTGGATCGACGACTGCTCCCGGCCCTGCACTTCCGCCTTCGTTTTGCGGTTGTTGCTCATCTGCTGCCCGGTCGCGAACTCGTTGACCATCGAGCCCGTCGCGTACCAGTTGGTCAGGCGGTCCAGTACCGCCAGATCCATCGGATTGACCGGCTGGAAGCCTTCGACCGGAGAGAAGATCTTCATCTGC